TACGCAGGCAGGGTGTTTCAAGCAGACGCTCCTTGGCACTATCAATCCATTCAATGCGTTTGTGCTGTTGTATGTTACAATGCCCTTCTTGGAAACTATCCAACGGAATAATATCAAAAATGTGGTACACCATGCCATCAGTTCGGGCATCACTTTTGCGATGTGCCTGTTTCATGAGCTTTTGAAAACTCTCGCCCACAATCTCACCGTCCAGTACAAAACGCCCGCCGGTGCCACGACCATATTGAAAGTGCTTGCGGGCATCTTCTACAGCATCTGCAATCTGCGGAAAGTTTTCAAACTCTTTGCCATTGCGACTGAACAAGGTAACATTACTGCCGTCGACCACTGCCAACACACGCACACCATCCAGTTTGACTTCCAGACGTTTGATGCCTTTGAGCTTTTTGGGTTGGTCTGTAGAGTCCTGCGCCAGCTGACAAGTAAACACAGGAATCTTGTACTCAGTCTTGCCTAGTACTTTGTTCAGGGTCTTTTCTGAGATGCCGCAACGCAGGTCTTTGATCAACACCCGCCGGGCCAAGTTGTTCCATTCGTCCGAATCAAATTCTTGGCTAATAGATTCAACACTGTCACGGGCACGATTGCCTGTGATGTATCGGGTACGCAGAGCTTCCAGCAAGGCCCAAAATTTTGTCCAAGGGTTAGGCCTACCAGTCAGCCCCTGTGTCTCGGGTACCTGACGGATGTTAAATGTATAGAAAGGATTATAAGCCTGGTAGCAGTTAAAGAGAAAACACTGTGCATCGGCACTGCCCAACTTGGCGGCCATCAGAGCTTTTTCAATTGTTTTTTCTTTGTGTATACGGCTGTCCGAACTTTCTAGATCACGGATCCATCCTGCCGCCACTATGCTGTCAAACCTTTCGTTTGAGAAGTCAGTTTCATTCATTATTTACAGCCTTACCATGAGGAGTTATAAAACACTTTTAAACCCAAGAACAATTCTGCTCGGGCCTTCTTGATAAATTCAAGATCTTGTGCTTTGTAGTAGTCGTCTGCGAAGTCACCAAAGAAGAAACCTCGTGTGGGAGGCAATTGGTCATGCGTTATTGCATGTTCCAGTTTGTCTAGATCCTCCCAAGTGAGTTCTAGTTCAACGCCGTTGAATGTACTGTACTCTACATTTTTAGATTCAGCAAGTTGTTCCATCCAACCATGTAGGTTAGGATGCTTGCGCCAGTAGGCAAGTTCACGTTGACCAGTTTCGTAGTCTGCATTGGCCTTGGCGGCGGTGTATGCATACATGTCGAGACCCATTATTTTGCTCCTTGTTGATAACGGTATTGACGTTTGAGCCAATATTTGTATTTGTTAAAGTATTCTTTCAACTCATAATTGGGCGGCAAAGTGCCCAATGACACAAGTTCGTCGAGATGGTCATACCACATCTCTCGCAACCATGCGCGGAATGTCATGCGGCCTCTAGCATGTTGGCCGGTACATTGAACAAGCCTGCATTGGTCTTGACAAGAACGAATTTGATTTTGACTTTGTTAACTGTGCCAACATAAGTCAGGCCATTGCGATTGCTGGTGAACTTCACAGAGTCGCCTGGCTGGAATGCTCGTTTGTTTTGCTTGGCCAGGCTGGCTCGTGCAAACTTCACTGCCGAAATTACAGATTCCAGTTCTACATTAGAGAGATTACCAAACATGATAGCAGAATTGATTTGCTGAATAGTGCTGAGTTTTTCCATCTTGGTCTCCTGTTAAGTTTCTGTACAAGTATTATAACAAATTGGGAATATTCGGTCAACCACGCAACCGCTTGACCAACAACTGATTTAGAGTTGGTTTGAGTCCCAGTCGTTTGCGGAACAGTTCGCCCAGGGTTGGCTTTTTGATTTTTGTCATCTTCTTTTCCTTTTTTGTTTTCATGTTCTAATTATAGCAAAAGGGCAATTATTGGTCAACCAAAAGAAAACCCTGCACAGGGCAGGGTTTTGTAGTACTAAAGTATTATTTTTTAGAAGCTGTATTTAAGGCCAGCAGTAACACGATTGCCATCAAAACTGTTGACACGGTCTTGACCGTATTGACGAGTAGCATCCACAGTCAGGGCCACTTTCTTGCTAACTGGCAAACTAGCACCCACACCAATCAAGGCAGCATAACCGTCTTGACCAGTTTGGTTGTTGAGGTAAGCGGCGCCGCCCTTGACTGCAACAGAAACAGGGCCCAGTTTGGCAACATCATAACCAGCAACCAAGCTGAAACGATCTTGATCGTTGGCACCACCATTGGTACGGTCAAAGCCAGCGGTCAATGTCACGGCACCAAACTTCTCGCCAACAGTAACTCCAGCGGCATTACGGTCAGTGCCAGTATAATCACGTGCGGTAGTAACACCAACTTCCAGTGCAGAGGCTGCGGTAGCAGCGAGAGCGATCATGGTTGCAATTGCAAATTTTTTCATTAGATTTTCCTTTTAAAAGTAGAATGATTGTTAGTCATACGTTATTATATATGCGTGTTTGTACTAAGTCAACACAAAATCAACCTCAATCTAGCCGTTTTATGTGTTAACTGGAGATATTACTGGGATTGGTGCCACCACTGCATCGCTGGGTATTTGAGTGTTGTTGTACAAGCCACTGGTGTTTAATTTTGCTTGATTGCGACCTTCTCTCATGGCACCCACAATGGCCTGACCGCCCAAGGTTGTGACGTCAGCAAGGCTTTCTAAAAACTCAGCGGCATCACCCGAGGCTGTGAGCAAACCATATTGTGGTAAATTTTGTACAAAACTCTTTGTGCTACCGGTGTCGCCCGGTAGCAACACAAAATAATCAACCCCGGCCTGGCTGGTATACTTGGCACTCAGGTTCATCAAGTTGGCTATGTAGGTCCATGCGGTGTTCATTGTTGCCACTTGAGACGGATGCACTGAATTAATACTTGCTATTTCTGCATTGGCATTAGCAATGAGTGTTATCATAGCGGCATCATTTGCTGAACTCAACATGTCAATGTAGATTTGAGATAAATCATCTAGACCAGTGCCAAGCCCGTCAATAATATCAGCCACGTCAATAAGCCGTGCGGCAAAGTCGTTGCTATCTAGTGCTAGACCCAGTACATCAAGAGTGGTAAGCACTCCGCATGGTCCTGTACCTGTAGCCACTTCAGTTGCAAAGAATTGCGCCACACTAGCGGGTACTGGCGTGGTCTGTGCTTGTATCAATGGCAAATCGGCCATGGTACTGAGACCACCCAGTGTGGTTTCTGCCCAGTAGTCAGTGTCGGTAATGTCCACACCCGGTGGCACTGTGAATGTGCTGGGAGTACAGCCTGGCGATTTGGCTCGATAAAATGTATTGTCTACCTTGACCACATCATTGGCCAGATATTCTTGTGTTGGATCCCAGTCGCGATCTGTTGAGCCCAGAACTGTTTCGGCCAGGGCAGGCAGTGTGGTTGTGACAATGTTGTTGATTTGTTTCAGTGACACCTCAATGGCCTTGTTGGCCACTGCATCCGCAGGTGGAATAATTTTTCCCAGTTCGTCACAGCCCGATGCTGTGGGCAGATATGAGTTGACAATGGGAGTGATACTGGAATTTACACTGCCATTCGTACCAAATATGGGCACTGGCCCTGCAGGTGTGGGAGTCAGCATGGTGGGATAACTCAAAGGAAACACCTTGGTAGGATCCAACAACTGATCCAGGCTGGTTATGTTGGGAGTTGTCACGTCCAGAATTGACAAAACTTGATCTAGATCATCACCAGACACCAATGTCAATGCTAGGTAGGCATTTTTTTGTATGCGGTCAAAGTCGTTTTGACTGAGGCCATTGGGTCTATTGAGACCCACGCGATTGTCTGTCACAATATTTTCAATATCACTGTTTGTGAGGCCTACCGTAGCCAGAGCCGATTGTAAAGCAGGCACAGCTTGTCTGTTGACTCCGGCCAGGCGAGATATCTGTTGTACAAGTCCAGCAGGAGTGCCGTAAAGATCAAGGTTTTGAAGATTCACAAGATTACCTTGCTTGGCCAAGTCCGTGCCAAACGTTTCAAGGTCGCTGTTTGCACCACTGATTCCTGCAGTGGTCAAGGAATCCATGTTGGTAAAGGTTGGTCCAAGAAATTGATTGGCATTCACTGCTGAATTGATGTATTGATTGGTGCTGGCAATATAGCCTTGCACAGCTATGAAACCCTGACTGAATCGACCATAGTCTCCATTGCCAAGATAGGCTGCACAGGTTTGTTCAATCAGGTTGGAAAATCCCGATGGATCAATTGTGGATCCGTCAACGGTACCCAGGTAGTTAATGAGATACTCACTGTTGAGATAAGTGTATGTGCCCACAGGACTGGCAGGTATGCTGTTGCCCAGGGCTGGACACACAGTATTGCCAATGCTCAAGAGACTGGTCAATGTTGACTCAGTGGCAAATGTCTGTGATTTATAAAAATTAACTGCGGCAATAAAATTGCTGATCACTGTGGTGGTATTGAATGTGGCAATGGCAGTTTGCAATGCAGCTGGGAATCCACGCAACCCTGAATTGTTCAACATGGATGCCGCAACAGTCAATTGCAGTGGTGTTAATACACTGGGCATTATCCGGCCCTTACATTATCTGAGCCGCCGGCACGAGCATGCCCGCAGGTGTCTGCATCGCCAGTTAGAACAACAGGTTTGCCACCAGCCCTAACTGATCCAGAACCACCAGCAGTGGCCTGACTGCCATTGTTGTGACCATTACGCCCTTTACGTGGATACGGCGGGTGGGGCGTGACACTTTGACCTGGAGTCATTACAGAACGACCATTGATACGCACTGACGGCTCTCCCCCTGAAGCTACTCCGCCACCTGCGTTTGCATCGCCGTCTCTCTGTACTGCTGGCATATTATCCTAGTATTAGTTTTTTCTCTGGCACTTTGATGCCAGTTGTGGCTTCAATATATTTCATCTTGACAGGGTCATCTGTCAAGGCGTAAATTGCTACGCTGGCAGTATTTAGCTTGATTTCTGCGCCAGGATCAGCGGTAAACATTGAGGGTACCAAGCCCATGCCCTGTGGACCCGGAGCCACACTAACTGGATCAGTAATTTCAATCCAGTCCCCACCGGCCTGTTTGACTT